ACGACAGCCCCGTGCGCGGGACAACTGACCGACAAGCAACGACTAATAATCACTAACATCAACAATAATCCCTTAAAAATAAGGAGACAATAATATGGCTAATGGAGACACATCTCCCTCACGCGTCGGTCAGGTTAATTCAGCAGGAGCAGTAGATGCTCTTTTTCTGAAGAAGTTTGCTGGCGAAATTCTAACTACCTTCGAAGAGAACAACATCTTTAAAGGTCTTCACACGATCCGTACCATCGAAAGTGGTAAGAGCGCTCAATTCCCTGTTACAGGTATTGCTTCCGCTAACTACTACACTCCTGGTCAAAACATCGCTGACGGTGGAAACTCATACTTGAGCGACATTAAGAAGAATGAAAAAATCATCACTATCGATGACGTTCTTCTTGCTTCGACATTCTTGAGTTCTATCGACGACGTTAAGAATCACTACGACATCCGCTCCATCTACGCTTCCGAGCTTGGTAAAGCATTGGCGTTACGCTTTGATACCGCGATTGCAAAGGTATTCATCGCCGCTGCCCGCGAAGCTACTCCCGGCGTAACAGGCGGAAAAGTAGGTGGTGTTCTCGACGTATCAGCTAACTCAATGGGCGATCCTGCCGACAGCGCTGACGACTCGTCTAACGTTGATCCTACAGGCGCACAGCTTGTTGCCGCGTTGTTCACCGCCGCTCAGAAACTCGATGAGAATGACGTACCTTCCGACGGACGCTTCTGCGTACTTCGTCCACAAGAGTACTACAAGCTCATCACTGGCGGTTCAGGCGCGTTGGTAATCGGTTCTTCTGCCGTCAATAAGGACGTTGGAGGACTTGGTTCAATCGCTTCTGGAACTGTTCCACAAGTGGCTGGTATCAATATCTTCAAGTCTACTCACCTTCCCTCAACCGACTTGTCGGCTGTAGCTACCGGAGACGGAGCCGCATCTAACGACGTGTTCGGCGGAAGCGGAAGCGGGTATAACGGTAACTTCACCAACTCCCTTGGTATCGTTGCTCACCCCGCCGCTGTTGGAACTGTGAAGCTTCTCGATCTTGCGACTGAGTCCGAGTATCAGATGGAGCGTCAAGGAACTCTCTTCATTGCGAAGTACGCTATGGGTCACGGAATCCTCCGTCCCGAATGTGCTATCGAACTACAGAAGTAGTACCTTTTGGTTGTGTTGTGGGGGCGAGGTTTTCATTTCGTTTTATCCTCGCCCTCACTCACTACCTAATCTATAACCCACTTAAATATGGCACTTACCACGAAGTTAGAAGCAGTCAACACGATGATCGGTGTGATCGGCGAATCACCCGTCAACACTATCAGCGGAAGCAGTCTTCCCGTATCTGTTGTTACAGCCTTAAACGTGCTTGATGAAGTCAGTCGCGAGGTTCAATCCGACGGTTGGCATTATAACACCGAGTATGAATACCCGTTGGTAAGAAACGCCTCTAACAAATTCAGTCTTCCCGCCAACGTCCTTAAGATCGATACACCCGTCGATAAGTATCTCGACATAGACATCGTTCAACGCGGGACAACTTTGTATGACAGGAAGAATCACACCGACGTCTTTAGCGAAGACCTAGACGTCACTATCACTTTTGAACTTAACTTCGAAGAACTACCGCAACAGTTCCGAAGCTACATCACGATTAGAGCGGCGCGTAAGTTCGCTAATCGATTTCTCGGCTCGCAGGAGATCGAAAGCTTTACCCTTCGGGACGAGATTAATGCGAAGGCTACAGCGGTGGATAGCGACAGCGATAACGCCGATAGAACGATATTTGACAACTACGACGTACAACGCGTCCTTGATCGCTAATGCCTCTAATCACTACATCCGTACCGAACCTCGTCCAAGGCGTTTCGCAACAGCCCGACAATCTCAGGTTCCCCGGTCAGGCAGAAGAACAGATCAACGCCTTTAGCTCCGTTGTGGACGGGCTTACCAAACGCCCACACACCGAGCACATAGCGTCGTTAGGAGTATCGCTTGAGAACGACGCTTTAACGCATTTTGTAGATCGTGACGCTTCTAATAAGCATGTCATGGTGTTCAATCATTCTGGCGGTACGACTTCAGTAAACATCTTTAACACCGTTGATGGCTCGTCCGTAACGACGACTATAAGCGCTGATGCACAATCGTATTTAAACGGCGCTACCGATCCTCTTAACGATCTTAAAGCGTTGACGGTTGCTGACTACACATTCGTAGCGGACAGAGGTAAGACCGTCGCTATGGCAGGTACGACTTCAACCGCGCTTCCAAACGAAGCCATCGTATTTGTAAAGCAAGGCAACAGCGGTACGGATTACAACGTCACTATCGACGGCGCTACCGCGACAACAGCGGGGCCAAGCGATCATAAGACGACGACTATAGCGTCCGCTTTAGCGTCGTCTATATCGAGTCTAGCTGGCGTGTCCTCTGCGTCTTTTAACGGATCGGTCATCAAGATCGTCATGTCGAGCGATTTAAACATCACCGTTAGTGACTCGCTTTCAAACACGGGTTTAGGTCTTGTGTATAAGGAAGTTACAGCAATCACCGATCTGCCGATTAAATGCTTTAAAGACTCACGTGTAAAAATCAAAGGCGATGTGGAACTCGTTCAAGACGACTACTACGTCAAGTTCGAGACGAAAGACGGAGCGACGTTCGGCGAAGGCACTTGGGTCGAAGACATAGGGTATGGCGTTCAGACGACGCTTGATAACACGACCATGCCGATCCAGATCGTTCCGACTTTCACAGGCGCTTCAATCACGTCTTATGCGATCGATGTAGCGACTTGGAAGAACCGTCTTGTCGGCGATTTAGACACAAGTCCTAATCCGTCATTCATCGGGACAACCATCAACGACATCTTCTTCTTTAAGAACCGTTTAGGTCTTGTGACCGACGGAGCCGTCATCTTTTCCGAGGCTGATGAGTATTTCAATTTCTTCAGGACAACCGTCCTATCGCTTCTAGACAGCGCTCCGATCGACGTTGGAGTCGCGCACACGAAGGTATCGACGCTTAAACACGCTGTACCGTTCCAAGAGAAGCTCATTCTATTTAGTCCACAGTCACAGTTCGTATTAAGAGGAACCGACTTACTCACGCCTAAGACCGTCAACATCTCGCCTATAACCGAGTACAACGTGTCTAGTGACGTCAAGCCCCTCGCCCTTACCAACTACGTCTACTTCACGTTCCCACGCGATCAGTTCGAAGGGATGTATGAGTTCTATGTCAACAAGGACACCGACGTCTTTGACGCGTCTGAGATCACCGCTCAAGTGCCTACCTATGTTCCATCGTCTCTACGACAGCTTATCGGTACGCCTAGTGAGGACATCATAGTCGCGTCTTCAACGGACGATCTAAAGAAGTTGTATGTGTATCGTTACTTCTGGCAGAACAAAGAGAAGATACAATCGGCTTGGATGCGCTTTGACTTCGCTAAGGACATCGTTGGAAGCGGGTTTATAGACAGCGATCTATTCGTCGTTACAACCGACGGTCATCTTGAGAAGATGGCGATGGAAGCAGGACACACGGATGCGGGTAAAGCTTACTCGATACATCTCGATAGGCGTTATTCCCCTCCTGCTTTAGATTGTTCTTACAGCGCGGCTAACAAGAAGACGACTGTATCTACGATGCCTTATGACCCGGCTGGAGCCGTCGTCTACACCGCCGATGGATTGCGTTTACCGCTGACAAGAACGTCGGCAACAGAGTTCACGATCCAAGGCGACTACTCGTCCACAGCGTTCTTTGTCGGGCTTGAATACGACGCTTTATACACGTTCTCAACGCAGACTCTAAAGCAACCTACAGAGCGTGGAGGTCGGTCATCTTCTAACTTTACTAAGCAAGTCCTTCGTCACGGATCGATTGATTACGACGACACAGGACACTTTACAATCGAGGTTACCCCGCAATTCAGGGACACCTACTCATACGCCTTTAACCCGTCTACTATCGGCGCTGACGCCGTGATCGGGTCGCTTGTCTTGGACAGCGGTTCGTTTCGCTTTCCTATTCACTGTAA